ATCCCATTGAGTTGTCGATAATGAGAACTCTGTGGCTGAGATGTAGAGAGTTATCTCAACAAAGCTAGGTGTTGCTCTTAGTGCCACATTCTCAACGAAGCCTTCAAAAGTGCCACCAAGCAAGTTGCTAGGTAGGTTGCTAATAAGCATAGGCTGACCGAAATAAACCCCAATCAAAGCATCAAGCATTGTGTTGCCAATGTCTGGATTATCTAGGCGAAAGGTAATTGCTCCAAGTGAGCCTTTAGGCACACGCCTTAGATTAAGCTCTCTATTGGCGATGTCGGTGATGTCTGCAAGGTTCTTGATGTTAGAGTCCACCGAACGCTCAAAAAGGCCATAAGCGGCTATTGAGTCTGGATCAGAGGTGCTGTATGTCGATCCGTATCCTGTGGCGTATCGATAAATAAGGCTGTTACGGATGCGAGCAACCTGAGTTGTTGAGGTGATAGAACTTGGTGTTGCATACGCGCCATCAATGAAAGTGTAGCCATTTGCTGAGAGAGTGTTAGATCTGTGGTCTGCATCTGCATAGGAAACATCCCCATCCTTTTCCTCATAAATCTGCCCAAGTGCGCTATTGGCAATCTGATCGACAAGGGTCTGAGATTTAGCAGTCGCATTCGCAGCTAATGCAATCATTGTATAGAAGCCTGAGTCCACTTCACCGATGTAAGTTTCTGCTTCGTTCCATGTCGTAGTTGCTGGGTAAGTGTCCCATGTGACAGTTGGAGTCACTTCGTTCCAGTTAAGGTTGAGTGCTCCGCCTAGAATGGCTGCAATCTGTGCGCCATCCAAGCCTTCTGCAAGGGCTGTGTTATAGACAGCCTTAGTCAAGCGAGCAAGTGAGCCAATGCCTAAGATCGTGCCAGTCGTGACATAGCCTGATTCTTCTGGACTTCGCACTCCGATGTTAAAGTCTGAGACTTCGCCACCAAAGACAGTCACATAAGTGCCAGATCCGTTCTTTAGCTCTAAAGTAATTGGCTCTGTGACATTGATGGTAAAGGGTGCATTGTTGTCATTGATGATTTCTACTCGGCAGTAACCTGCGGTGCATTGCCTGTCAATGTCTAAGCGACCAGATGCAAAAGACACAGAGGTGACTGTCGTATAGACATCATCACCTACTGTCACGCGCCATTCTGGAAGCCATGTCATAGTGCGGTTAGAGTTCCTCGGTCACGGGCTTGGCGAATTACATCATCGATGAGTTCAGCTGCCGCATTTGGATCTCCGACTATGCCGAAGTTGTTTGTGATGTTGTACTGATTAGCGGCTTGGGCTGCATAGCGTGATCCGCTTACTGCACCTGATACACCTGCTCCACCTGCTAGACCTTGCAATAAGGACGAACGAGCGATGCTTTCTAAATCAACCGATGAAGCCATTGAAGTAGCAGCCGATGCATTCGCCATGTCAAGTAAATCTGCAAAAGCATTAGCGCGAGCTGTGGCTGCATCCGCGTATTCAAGAATGGCTGCAATCGATCCACCGACTGTTGAAATAGGCGCAATGTAATCACCTGCTGGGATTCCAGAGCCTAAACTTGCACTTGTTGGAATCTTACTTGATCCAGTTGAAGCGAGATTGATCTCACGAAGCAAGCGCAACGCCTGTTCAAGATTAGTAAGGTTTATCAGATCTTTAGGCTTCAGACTTTCCAGAATTGACTTGATGTCTTGAAGTTTGATGTTCTGGAGACCCAATGCTCCCAGAACCTTTAGATCTTCATTTAGTTTTTTTGTCGCGGCAATGATGGCTGCTTCATCCTTAGCGGCAATGGCATCTTCCAGAGCAAGGATTGATTCCTTAACTCGAAGGCGTGCCGTGTCATTAGCAATCTGTAATACCTGCGCTGCGCTCGTTGCCTGACCTAGTTGTTGAGCTTGATTAGTAAGAGCTGCTGCAATCTGGATCTTGTCCATGTCAAAGACTTCATTGCCCTTGTTAAGAGCAAGGTTAGCCTTGTCAATGGCTGCTGCAAGTCGCTTATTTTTAACAATCTTAGCCTGCGCTGCTGCTTGTTCTTTCGTCAGCTTTGTCATCGCCATTGCGTTCTTTCGAGCGATGGCATCTGCGCGCTGTGTATCCTGTGAGGATACTGTCATTGAGATGTTGCCAAAACCCTTACCATCACCAAACAAGCCGCCCGATGGAGCGAAGAAACTTAGATTCTTAAAGTCAAAGATTGACTTGGTGATCTTGATAAACTCGCCTGTTTCACGGACGAAGTTAGCAATCGACTGCGCTGCCTTATCGATCTTAGCAATAAACTCATCTGTTGAATTGGAGTTAGTAACAGTCATCAATGCATCGACAAGACCCTTACCAATAGTCTCTTTAGCATTGTTAGAAGCCACAGTCAATTTAGCAAGTGAACCTGCATAGGTATCAGCTGCCGCGCTTGCTTGCCCTGCGAATAGAACTGACAAGCGTTCTTGGATCTGCTCAAATGTTGATGTTGAAAGTTCTGCTCTAGTAAGTCCTACACCCAAGCGACCTAGTGCCTGAGTTTGACCCAAGTATGCCTTCTGCAAGCTTTGTGAAACTTGGGTGACTGACTTGCCCGTACCTGCCGCGATGTCAAGTGCAAGCCCAAGCAATTCCTGTGACTTAGTGACATCACCTGTTGCACGAAGTAAGCGATCCATCGCTGGACGAAGCTCGTCATCGAGCACGCCTGTCTGCATTTCAAGGCGAGAGATAAAGCCATTGACTGTGCCAATGTTTGATCCGTAAGCCAGACCAAGATTCTTTAGGGTAGTGCCTAGAGCCTTAGCAGCCTTGTCATCCTCTGCGAATGCCTTAACAGATGCCTTAGCGTAGGACAGAAGCTTCTGTGCGCTATAAACAGCAAGCAAGCCTTTAGCAAGACCTTTGACATTCTTGGTCAGTTTGTCTGTTGAAGTCTCAGCTTGCTTAAATGCCTTTTTGCCCGTGAACTCGGCGGCTATGTCAATTCTTACATCTGCTGCCATTAGCGCACCTGTGTCCTTTTCTCGAACTCAACTCTAGACTTCTCAATCGCTCTGACAACAGCTGCATTAGCCTTGCCTTGATCTTCTGCCCATGCACGAAAGATTGCGCGACCCTTCATCTTACGAGAAGCGCGACCTGACTGTCCTTCTTGTCTCTGATAAGCATTGACAATGCGTGAAGTCTCGTTCATAGCATCGATGAACTGCTTGCCAGCATTAGGATTGTTGCTTAATGATTCGCTCTTAGATCCTGAACGGATTGTCTTGCCATAATTAGAATGACCAAGTGCCACGACTTTAGCCAATGGTGCTTGGGGTCTGCCCTGCGGATTTAGGCGACCAGCAGTCTCATAGATAGAGCCTGAAGGTGAAGCATTGACAATGCGAGCAAGTGAGCGAAACCCAGAGCGATTGACTTTAGATGGCGTGGTCTTATACCCAACTCCACGCTTAGCCTCTGAAGATGACCAGACTCGGTTGCCCCAAGTGCCGTTAGTGCTTTTAGCCCAACCGCTTAAAGGTGCAGTTGATGGAATGAAACCGCGAGCCTTAGAGACAATAGGCTTCAAGACTCCAGCGATTTCTTTCTGTGTTTCTTTAGCAAGATCAGGTGTGAACGCTCTGAGGGCTTTTCTAAGCTCTACCGCGCCTTTTACTTCCGTTGGCATCGCTCACCTCTTTCGCTTCATCTTTAAGCCCTTGCACTAATGCATCGAGCATTGCCTTATCTAGATCTAACAACTGCTGTGGCGCGATTCCCAACCTAATGCTTAGCCTAGCAATTAGGTAGGTGAATGGAAGATCGCGCTTTAAGCTAAAGGGTCAGAGTCCAACACTTCCACGCTTTTTAGCGTTTCGATGAAGTCCATCCCATAAGGCTTAACAGTTTCACCTGTCCTGCGTGTTACTTCCCATGCTAACCAATAGACATCGCTCTGCTTTTCTTCATCGCGGAACGCCTTATGAAAGCCCTTTTTAGCGTACTGCTCGAACGCATACTCCACAGCTGGAGTGATTTCGCCTTCTAATACGCTTCCATCTGTACGAACTATCTTTAGTTTTGCCATGAGTTTGCCCCTTTGTTAGTTTCTTACGCTGTTGTTACTGCGATTGTACCTGATACATTCCAAGTTACGCTCTGAGTTGATAGGTCTGCAACTGCACCATTTACAGGTGTGATGTTATTGACCAAGCATGTCATTGTGTAAAGCGGATTTGTAGGTGCTGTCGCTCCAGATTGCTGCTTAAATGTGACAACTGTGTTTGTTCCCCATGTTGCCTGAAGTGTCTGAAGTGTCTTAGCTGTTGCTTCATCGTTCAAAAAGTCGATTGAGATGCTTGAAGCTTCCAAGCCCTTAACGAATCGATGACCCTGATCCCCGAGTGCTGTGACTTCCAGCTCATCGAAGGCGCGGTTAATTGTTACTGAAGTTACTAATGTCGAGAGATCAACCGCATTGACAGTTAGAACTCCCGTATTTGCTAGATAAACTGACATGGATTTATTCCTCGTCCTTCTTTGTAGTTACTGGCTTTGCTGCTGGTGTTTCTTTAACCTGCCCGATCTTGATCAGAAAGGCTTCGTTCTCTTTTTCCCAATCGGACATGTTTAACTCCAACTCGTTAGGATTGATACGGACATCTCGCAGCTGAGTAGGTCACCCGAAGCAGCATTGAGAATACTTGGTGCGCTGATTGCGCTTACATTATAGACCAGAGATGATGCGGCTAACTTAGTGAACACGCTTACTACTGTGTCCTCAATGCCGTTAAGGTTTCCTTCGTTGTCAAATAGCGGAACAGTCATCACGATCTTAAAGTTAGCCATCGGGCTAACAGAGATCTGCCCATTGTTATTCGGTGTCAAGTAAGGATCATCTGGAGAAACAATTACAGAGTTAGCAAGAACTGTGGCAGGTGGAAAGGCGAAAGTCTGCCACTTAGCATTATTGACTAATGCAGTTGCTAGTGTCGTTCTTAAAGTCGTTATGGCTACAGGTGGCATGGGTCACCCGATCATGCTGGTAGGCGCGAGTGCGTGCGCAATCAATCCTCTTACCTTAGCGAGTAGCTGTGCGCTCATTCGATAAGGTGAGGGCTGGAAATCGACTGCGTTACTGCCTGAAAGGGTGGCTGTACGCGCTTGCCAGATCTCAACAGCGATCATCAAAGCTGCATTCTGAACTGCTGTGTCTAAAGTGTAATCGACATAAGTATCGCCTGATACTGTGCCAAAAGGTTGGACTGGATGCTCTACTGCTGGCACATTGTTATTGCCTGTGATGTTATAGGTGATGTTGTAATCGCCCACTCCAGTAAGAGTCTTATTGCCATTGTGCTTAGATCCGTTGCCTGTGATGTTCACAGTCTGACCTACATAAAAAACTTTCTCTACTTTGTCCTGAAAGTAAAGAGTTCCAGTTGTTGCTGTGTTGCTATGAGCAATGTTGAAATAAGAATTAGTCCAGAGCATAGGCAGTAGAACTGCATCGGATGCATCACAGACTTCTTGCAGGGTGGCATCAGGGTACAGCGTACCGACTCCGAGAGTGCTACGGAGTTCTGCGACTGTTGTTAATGCCATTGCTTTTCCTTTCGTAAGACTCTAGGGGATCAGAGGGCTACTGACCCCCTAGAGCGACTTAGTAACCTATTAAGTTAGGTTGAACTTACGAACACCCTTACCTGACTTAGCAAGATAGATTGCTAGGTATCCGTAAAGGTTGATTTCGATCTCGCCTGTTGTTAGAACATTCACGCGAAGCTGTGTCTGTGGTGATTCCCAAACATAAACTGAAGATGGTGCAACCAAGAACATTGAGTTGTCGATTACGCCAGATGTTGTGATGTTGTGATCAACGATTAGATCAGTTCCAAGAACATTTCCGCGAACAGATGAAGCTACTGCTGAACCTGAAGCGTTCTGTGTTGCGCCCTGTGCTGAGTACAATGCGCGCCCAGTAGTATCTGCGAATCCTGCGATTGCTGCCCAAGCGTCAGTCGATGCGACTAGCTTGTTAGCGAAGTCTCCGCCTGTACCCTTGTAAGCTGCTGCGCCTTCTACTGAAATAAATGATTGCAATCCAGCTGCTGTTGCTGCTGTAGTTGCTGCAGTTGTTCCTGCTGAAACATAAGCAGCTAGAAGTGCTGCATCTGTTGCCTTCTCGTAAGATTTACGAAGTTCAGCCATCAAAAGTTCCATGAATGCAGGCTGGCTGCGATCCACCAACTCAAAACTCACGCGGTTTAGCGCGCTGAACTTGTTGATGTCAATCGTGTCATAACTTGAAGTCATGCCTGTCTCAGATGGTGCTGCACCTTCGTTTGTGTCTGCTGTTGTTGGTGCAACGTTTGCTGGATCAGCATTCGTATAAAGGCGTGGGACTGTGAAGCTCATGCCACTTGGCAAAAGTGCTGATCTTGTTGCTGCTTCAAATGCTGGACGTCCAGTAAATGTGTCTGTGATAAATGTGTCTAGGTGTGGTGCAAGTGTAAGACCTGTGTTTGTTGATGTTGAGTCATCTGCTGCGCGAACTACGCGGCGTGCTTCGTCATCACCAAGTGCTGCCTTGATGTTTGCTTCTAGATACTGTGCTGAAGTGATTGGTGCTACGCGCTCGCGCACGAATGTAGTTGCTGTCACTACAGTTGGGCGAGCAGCTTCAACCGCTGCTGCTTCTACTGCTGGTGCTGCAACTGTCTCTGGAGTATTCTCCACAGCTGTCTCGCTTTCTGTTGGTGTGATTTCTTCTTCTACTGCTTCTGGATTTTCCTCAGCAGCTACATCGATAACCTGAGCAGACTTGAATGCTGGCTCTGTTACCAATGAAACCTCTAGCAATTTGGCAGCGGATACGAACATCACATTGCCCTTCTGCTTTGACTTAATTACTTCTACGCCTACTGAAAGACCTGACTGCAATCCTTCTTCTGCAAGGATAAGAGCTTCTGATCCACGATTAGATCGTGAAACCTTGAATGATGCATAGATGCCATCTTCTTGCTCTGTGAATTGTGTTGCCTTGCCTAGTGGCTGGCGTGAGTCATGCTGATTAAGTAACTTGATAGTCTTAGGATCTTCTGGAAGTGCGATTGCGCCCTTCTCGAATACGACCTTACCTGCTGAAGTGTTACCTACTTCGCCTGTACCTGCTGGCACGATCTTGCCTGAGATTAAGCGTTCTTCAACATTGGCAATAAGCCCTGCTGTGAAGGTGATTACTTGGTTTTCCATTATTGGATTCCTTCGCTGCCGTTAGGCGTTAGATTTTCCATCTCCATAGCTTGTTCAACTGTGATCAAGCCAAGAGATAACATCTTTTCAATTACTAGCAAGCGTTCCATTGGTTCAGTTGCTAGGAATGATGAATCGACATCAAAGCGAACTGCATTACCGCGAGCAGTAATGTCATCCATTGATAAACGATCCTGAATTGCATTTACATAAGGCGCAAGGCTTAGAGAGAAGAATTGCTTGCGCTCATCTAACACATTCGCATAAGTCATCGATGTATTGGCTTCCGCGCTAAGAAGGTAAGCAGGAATCGAACATAGACGAGCAATCTCAGTTGCCAAGAACTGCTGTGCTTCGTCATACATCATGTCTTTAGGTGAGAATGATGTTGGTTGGTATTCGAGAGTGCTTGTCAAGTATGCAGTTGAACGATTTTGTCTTGCGTTCTTCCATGCTGCGAGAAGTCCAGCGATCTCTTTAGGATCTAGGTCTGCGCCATTGTTACGAAGAACTCCAGATGGCATTGGTGTGCTTGCTGACAAGACCGCTGCCTTACGAAGATCGATTGCAGCTCTAATTGTTTCAGATCCGCGTTCTAGAATGCCTTCATCAAATGATTGAAAGGTCACGATTGAACCAAGACCTGACATAGGTACAGCAACAGCATCAATAAAGTATTGAGTGACAGTCATTCCATAAAGGTCTGTTGTAAATGTGACCTTAACATTTGGAATCCATTGAAAGCGAGAAGGTCTGCCATCTTCAGCATAGACTTCTGTAACCTGCCAATAAGCAACGCCGTACATAAGCAATGAATCAACAGTCCACGCCATTGTTACAGAGCGTGGCTGGTTAATCGCTGGTTGATCAACCCAGACTGGATTGCCTAATTCTTCACCTGTTGAAACTCGGTAGAGGTTAAGTGGAAGTCCACCGATAACGCCTGAGAGTAAATTGCGGCAACGAGCTACAGATGGAACTGACATTGCTTCATTGCGATTGACTCGCGGCATGATGTAGTTATAGAGCGAATTAAGATTTTCGCCCATAATAGAAGGGGCGTATTGCGCTAAAAGCGATGAACGCTTATCGTCAGAGATTGCTTCAGTTTTGCG